GTATATGGGTTTAATGGTACGCCCCAACGTGTCCCCGTTTACAAACGTTTCGCGTGTGCTGGCGTTGACCGATCCGGGTCGGTTTGGCCGATCGGAGCCTGTATCGCTTCTGCTCCAGAAGCGTAACACTAGCCTCCGATTGTACCGCTGGCGTGTCACTATCGGGCAGTCTAAAGCGCTGGCGTGGCGCTAACCGTAGCTTACCCGGGGGGACACGAACGGAAAGCGCATCCCTCGGGGCAGTCGGCACTGACTGTTTCCCGCGGGGGTCCAGGGGCGGCACTCTGGCGAAGATCCGTAACTACCCGTCCTTACTCAGCTTTCTCGACTCCCCCGGGGGCGACCCCCCGATGGGTCCCATGGGGTCGAGGCCAAGGCCAGGGGCCTCCCTTCCTATCCGCCCCCTCTTTCGCCTCACTTACGCCGCAGTTTCGCTTTTGCACCAAAAAAAACCGAAAAATAACGAACGAAAAGCCAAGGCGTTGACAACCGTCTGGAAGTTTCGTATGCACAATCAGACGTAAAACGGCAGGAGGAGCCAAATGGGGTTGGATGAGCAATTCGACGCGATCACTCAGAAGTTCCTGAGTGAGATGGCCGCGGTGCATTGCACGCCGGAGGAGTACCGGAGCTGGCTGCGCGCGGCGCAGGACGAGATCGCCACTGCGATCGACGCCTCGCTGCCGAGCCAGGGCGGGGGCGGCTGATGGAGAAAGAGGATCTACCTCAGGAGACGTACTGGGGGTGCAAGGTCGGGCCGGTGTCGCCCGCGGAGAGAACGGGCCTGGCTGAGAATCCGGCGATGGTCGGCCCGGACCTCCCGATGCGGAACGCGGTGAACGCGGCGTTCCGGGAGCTGGTGGGCCGCCCGGCCCGGGTGCTCGCCTCGGGGTGGGGGTTCGAGACGGCTGTCCTCTCGGACGAGCCCGAGCCGCTGCCCGCACCGGGGAGGTGCTCGGACGACGTGACGGGCCGCGATCCCCAGATCGACCCCCGGGGGTCGGAGCGCGTTCGGGGGGTGATCCTGCACGGCCTCGCGCCGGATCAGGGGCAGCGCTCGCTGCAGGTCGCAGGGATCGAGCACACCGAGTACGGCATGATCGTCCACGTCACGGAGGCTCAGGAGGCGGTGGCGGACCACCCCTGGGACCGCGTGTCGACCGAGGCGCTCGACCTGGCAGCCGGGATCGAGACTGCGGTCGCGAAGCTCAAGCGCGCCGTCGAGCTGGAGCACGGCCGGGTCCTGTCGGACCTGCGGGACCTCCGCATCGAGCGCGCGGAGGCCGTCGCTGTCGGCCAGGAGCGCGAGGTGCAGCTTCGGGCTCGCCGGGAGATCCTGGACAACTTCCTGGCCCAGGTGAAGGAGGTGACGAGCTGATGGGCGACCTCGCTCGACCGCTGATCTACGTCGCGTCGTCCTGGCGCAATCCGATCCAGGAGCCCGTCGTAATGCGGCTGCGCTCGGAGGGGTTCGGGGTCTACGACTTCCGACACCCCGCGCCCGGCAATGAGGGCTTCCACTGGTCGGAGATCGACCCGGACTGGAGGGGGTGGAGCCCCGAGCAGCTTCGCGAAGGGTTGAATCACCCGGTCGCACAGGATGGCTTCCGGCGGGACTTCCAGGCGCTACTGGGCTGCGACGCTGGGCTGCTGGTGCTGCCGGCGGGCAGCTCCTCGCACCTGGAGATCGGATTCATGGCCGGCGCGCACAAGCGCACTGTCGCGCTGCTCGCGAACGGCGAGCCCGAGCTGATGTACGGGCTCATCGACCACCTCTGCCTGGACATGGATGAGGTGGTGGAGGCGCTGCGCCTATGAGACTCGTCGTCTGGTGTCGCGATCACGCGGGGGCGTCCCCGCTGCAGTTGTCGAGGCACCCCGACCTGGAGGGCCGCCAGATCGGCTCCTATGCCGTGGATGCAGCCCCGCGCGTGGGCGAGAACGTCGACCTGGCTCAGGCCGAGGATGACGACGATGTGCATGAGGTGCTCTACGTCTGTCACAAGGTTCTGCGTAGAGAGGTCTACGTCGAGATCGAGTGGGTGCCAGAATGAGATTCGAGCGTAGGTTCTCATGGCCCGAGGTTGAGCGGATCGTGACGGAGGCGGACCGCCGCATTGCGAACCATCCGCAAACCCGGACGGTCGGCCCGGATCGAGTGCGGAATGAGCGTATCGGGGTCGCTTCGGAGTGGGCGGTCTGCGAGTGGGTCGGCATCCCCGAGGACCCGGTATTCGAGGACCACGGGGCCGGCGGTGACGGTGGCGTCGATCTCGTACTCCCGGATGGTAGGCGAGTAGAGGTGAAGGCGACGATCTACGGCGGCGGGAGACTCATTATCCCGGTGTACCAGGGTGCGCGCGACTTCGATCTGGCCGTGCTCTGTCTTCGTTCAGCCCCGGCAACGATTACCGCGTGTGGGTACGCGACTCGCGAGGACTGGGAGAAGCATCAGTACCTGCTCGATTTCCATCGTGGCGTAGGGCCGCAACCCGTCATGGACCAGGGTCGACTGCGACCCTTTGCTGACATCGTGACCAACACAGGAGAGTAGTATGGCGCTGACCATGAACGAGATCCAAGACCGCTTCAGCTACCACGCGCCCAGCGAGAAGGGCGCACAGAAGCATAAGCGGCTGACACAGGAGTTCATCATCCTGGCCGAGGCGATCGAGGCGATCTGCCCAGACGGGCGCGAGAAGGCGCTCGTGATGACGAAGCTGGAGGAGGCGAAGATGTGGGCCTCCGCGGCGGTCGCCAGGAACCCGGAGACGCGATGAGGATCAACCAGGTGTCCTATCGCGAGCTGAAGAGCGGCCCCGGGTTCTCTCACCAGGCGGTTGAGATGACGGCCGAGGTCGCGCCTGGCGAGCCGGTCGCTGGCGCGCTGGATGTGCTGCGGGATCGGGTGCGGGAGGAGCTGGGGGTCCAGCCTCCACCCCCTTGTGGCGCGGACGGTGATCCACACACGAGCGAGGTGATCCCGGGTCCGACGCCTGGGGTGCGACTCGAACAGGAACGGACCGCATTTCCATCGTGGCGTAGGGCCGCAACCCGTCATGGACCAGGGTCGACTGCGACCCTTTGGATTGCCACCGAAATCGAGCGTCTCCTGGATTTCCAAGTCACCGAGATTGCCAACACGATGAAGGGATTGAGGCAGCTCGCGAGGGATCTGCGGCAGCCGATCCCATTCTGACAACCCGATGATGCCGCGGGGCGCGGGGGGCTCTTTCCCTTCCCCTCTATTCGCCCTCGCGTCCCGCGGTAGGAGATTCGATGTGAAACGCGGAGCGGATAGTCCCACTGGGCGAGCGGGGCAGCTCGGAAAAGGTGGGCCATGCTTGGGCGGACCGCTCCCCCTGGTGAGACGAGATCCGCTAGGGAATCTCATCCGTTTAATGGCCCACAGCCCCGCAACACACAACTAGGAGGAGTGATGAGCAAGCCGATTGTCATCTTGGAGATTGCGGGCACTAGCCTCGGTCAGACCTTCACGCCCGAAACCGCCATCGCGCTGTCGGAGGCGCTGTACGACGCGGCAGAGAAGGCGACGAAGGAGGATAGGACGATCTACCTCTCGCCCGTGCCCACAAAGGAGGACGAAACCGCGGCAGCAGAGCTACCCGAGCAGCCGCCCGAGCCCGAGGGTGTGGTGGAGAGGTTCTCGCCTGCCGTGAAGGATGCGCTGGAGTACGACGGGGACCACAGTCTCGTGGGCGACGCCCCCAAGGCGATCATCGATCTGGGAAACGCCCTGTATGACATCGAGTTCGATAACGAGTCGGGACGCAGGGTGCTGGAGATAATCCGACTGCTTCAGCATGTCGTGGGGGGACCGTGAGTCAGCCCCTGACACTCCTACGCCGCACCTGGATCATCCCGATGCGCGGCACCCACTTCTCCTGGGACGACGAAGGGGCCGATCCTTGGGGCGTCATCCCGCCGGCTCACGTCGAGATCTCGGGCCGCGCCATGGGCGGACAAATGGATTTCGAGGTGACGTACAACAACAAGCGGGTCATGCTGTTCGAGCCGAAGCACCCGAATTTCCGGGAGTGGATGCAGGACTTCATCGACGCGCTCCAGGCTGCGCTCGACGCGCCCTGTGACGTGCTGTCCTGGGCTCAGGAGCACTTCAGCGCAGAGGAGACGCGACTCCAGATGCTCGTGAAGTCGATGGAGTCGGTTGCGAAGGTGGGGATGATGTGCTGGTGGACAAACCGCACCGCCACCGAACTACAGAACGCCCTCGGCGACATCCCGGCCGGCGCGCACCCGATCTGGCAACCGCAGCTACTGGAGATCGTGTACCGGCTACCGGGCGCCGACGTGGATCTACGCCCCTGGCGGGGAAGGCCGCCGACGAAGTGAGAAACGCGATGCAGAACTTCTGCGACATGGTGCATCAGCACGGAGCCTGGCGACTCGTCGGCCAGTTCTGCGGGTTCAAGGTGTACCGCTGCGCGCGGTGTGGCAGCTATTTGGAGGAGCACGAGTGAAGGACGTGTCGCCCGTTCGGATCTATATCAAGCTCGTTCGCGACCGCCCGAAGGATCTCATCCTTGTGACGCTCGGTGCCCAGAGCGACGCGACCCCCGGGGTTGGGTCCACGGTGGTAGAGGCGATCCGTAACCTCGCCGACCACCTAGAGCATGATGGTGCGGTTCGCTTCGACGACGACCTACGCAAGCTACTTTTCCGACAGGAGGGACCGTGCTGACGCGCGCAGAGGTTGTGGCCCTGAAACGCCGCCACGTCAAGCTGATGCGGCAGCGCAAGCGCGCTCAGGGATACCTGGAGCGACACGGAAAAGGTGGCGTGAGCGACACGCTCTACAAGAACGAAGCCCTGATCCAGGAGGCGGACGCGGAGCTTCCGATCATCGAGGCGCAGTTGAGGAAAGCGTGGGACTGAGCATTCAGGAGCTACACGCGCTAGAGCAGGAGCTGCGGGCCACGCGGCGGAAAATCGCGCCTCTGCATCATAGGTGGCAACGAGCGGGGGCGTTCAAGACCCGAGATCGCATCGATGCGAAGATCGAAGAGGTTGAAACCGAGATTGGGGCGCTCGAAAAGCGCCTGATCGACTCCTGGGAGGTGTAATTCGTGGACGACGGGCAGCTCACGGTGCGTCGGAGACACTTTTTGACCATTCTGGCGCGCTATGCGCGTGCGAAGATGGAGGTCGAGGGGCTTTCGCTCGATCAGCTCGCAGAAATCATCGGCGCGAGCGGGAAAAACTGGGTATTTCGTGTGTTGGCGCACGAAGAGGACCCCGGGGCGAGCGGGGGGCGGATCGAAGACCCCCTGATGCGCCTGATCGACTGGGTGGGCTTCGGAGAGCAGCTCGTCAACGCCCAGACGGCCCAGAAGAACACCCACGACACACATTGGGGTGATATACGCATTGCGATCATGCGCTGTGCGGACATTCCGAAGTCAGTGAGGTGGCAGCTCTGGGTTCTGGTGCAGAGCTGGCAGAGTGTCGTGGCTTTCTATGAAAGCAAGCGAGGAAAGCAAGGCGCGAGCGAATGACGAAGAAGAAGCGGCCCAGGCCGATCCACAAGCCTATTCCTGAGGACAAATGCACGATCCGGGTGGTGCAGGTCAAGAGAAACCCCTCGGTGAGCCCCTCTGGCATCCGGCGGCGTCCCCGGATCATCAATGAGGTCGTCTCGAAGTGGTATCACCGCTGCCAGTGGTGCAACGAGTGGTTCCGGCCGGATCGCGCCAACCAGCGCTACTGTGACTTCCGCTGTAGGCACTCCTCCTTCCGGGAGCGCGCCCGATTCGAGCTGATCGATCTACGCAAGAAGGTGAGCCGATGAGAAAGTCCCGCGTGCGCCAGCTACGCAAGGCGCTGCTGGCCCACGATGCGAGGGCAGCCTTTGTCGAGCCGCGACGCGTGAATGAGCGGCTCGCGACGTTCCATTCCAGACTCAGGCGACTCAAAAAGGAGTTCACACATGGCAGATGAGATCAGGGAGCGCATCGCTCCTGAGTCAGCACCCACGCCTCCGCGGAGGGTGGTCCAGCTCAAGGATCTGGCGGCGAGGTCGAATACGGACGGAGCGGCGGCGGCGAGGAACCAGGCGCAGTTGCCGCTCATGGACGGCCCAGCGCAGGTCGCGATGGGCTTCGTGACGATCGCCCAGTACCTCGCCGCGTCGCTCTACTTCTGCACCTTGGCGATCTGTGAGCGCCTAGACAGCAGCGACGCTCCCGCGCTGATCCAGGAGATCGACAAGGCCACCGAGGAGCAGAACGGGAAGCTGAACTGATGCAGACACGACCGCGAACGGACGAGGAGAGGCAGTTCTGCATCGCGCAAATCGTAGGGCGCGACCAATGCGGCTGCGCGTACTGCGAGAGCGACATCGCGACTCGCCGCGCCCGGGTCTGGATCTACGTTACCGCGGCGTTCATCGCGATCTTTCTGCTCTTCGCGATCTTCGCCGCCCCGGAGGCACAGTGCCAGCGACCCGGTAACTGCTACGGGGGCTGCGTTCTCGGCACGGGCTGCGGCACGGGACCAGGCTGCGCGTGCGTCCCGAGCCTGCCCGGCAGCCCGCTCGGGACGTGTGTTGGTGGGTAACCGGACGCGGCCGACGCGCATCAAGGTCGGCGCGTGGCATTACCGGGTCGAGGACTGGGGTGCGGCCGAGGCGGATGACATGCGCCGTCACGGGGATTGCTCAAAGGATCTGAAGCGCATCCGGCTCAGCACGTCGCTCGATCGGAAATACGCGGCGTTTATCTTGCTCCACGAGATTCTCCATGCCGTGTACCACGAGTTCTACATGGACCGCGGCGATCAGGAGGAGCGCCTGGTGGGGACGATGGGCGGCGGCCTGGCCGCGGTCTGGACCGACAACCCCGAGGCTATGCTGTGGATCGCGGAGGGGCTCTCGGGGTGACGAAGGGTGCCGACCGCTGCCAGGGACGCCGTTTGAAACCGCCTTCCCGGTGTTACAAGAAGGGGGTCCACATCCTCCATCTGGAGGGGGAGCGGATCGTCTTCTGCGACGACTGCTTCAATCGCGCAGTCCGGGGTGGGCGGAAAGGAGTTGTCAGCACGCCCCCAGGGGGGTATAAAGCCCCGTAGATGGGGGACACGATCATGCCCTGCGGCAAGAAGGGCAAGAAGAGAGGCGGCCGGCGGAAGCGATAGCTCTGCTGGCCGTTTCTGTTTCCAGTGTCCCGCGGGAGGCGCGTGTGGCGGCCAAGAAGGCAAGAAAGAAGTCCACGGAGTCGAGCAGGACGCACAAGGTAGCGCGCGAGGTCTACGGGGCGCAGATGTCCAAGAAGGAGGTCGACCAGATACGGAAGACCATCGACTCCAGCGGCCCCGACGGCATGGAGGCGGCCAAGCGTGCGGCCAGGAGGTTCGTAAAGAAGCTCGGCAAGGTCCTCGACAATGGCCCCACCGTCACCAAATCCGGCAAGCCGAAGGGCCGCAACCCCCACGTCGGCCTGAAGATTCCCAAGACCTCAGATGAGGAACTCGTCGCCCGCAGGCGCGCGGCCCGGAAAAAGAAGCCGGGCACCGTGCGGGCCGTCAACAAGAGAGAGGGACGACAGCGATGACCAGCATCATCTCGGGCGTATTCAGCACGGCAATCAAGAAGGCGTCCAAAGAAGCGGCCAAGAAGGCGGCCAAAGAAGCGGCCAAGAAGGCGGCCACACAGGGGACCAAGCAGATCGCCAAGCAGGGAGCCAAACAAGCCGTAAAGAAGGGAGCCCGGTCCACCGTGAAGGGTCCCCCGAAGAACACGGGTGCGGCCCCCCGGAAGGGCGGTGCCTTCGGAACGGCCGCGAAGCCGGCCCCCCGGAAGGGCGGTGCCTTCGGAACGGCCGCGAAGCCGGGTCCCCGGAAGGGCGGTGCCTTCGGAACGGCCGCGAAGCCGGCAGCCAAGCCCGCCGTGATGCCGCGGGCGGGAGCGGCGGTTCGCGCTCAGGCGGGCCGCGCGGCGGCGGCCAAGAGAGCCGCATCCGCTGCGAGGGTGCGGAAGCGCGTCCGGGACACCGGAGACACGATGCAGCGGGCGATGAAGATGAAATCTCAGGCGGATCAGTATCGCGGCCTCTCGACCCCGAAGCCCACCCCGCGGCGAGCCGCCCCGGCCGCGAGCCAGGCCCGTAAGGTGGGAAGTCGCGGGAGGTTGCGTGATCGGCGCAGGCCCCGCACCCCGAGGATCTAGTGGAGATTCTGGACTACTGCCCGGTGTGCCAGCTCGACAAGCCGCTGGAGGACTTCGCTCGCACCGGAGGCGAGCGACCCCAGAATGGCGGCGCGCTCATGTGTCGGGCGTGCCGCCTTGCGAAGAGGCGGCCGAGGGACCCGCTCCCCGCGCTCCCGGTCAAGTATCGGAAGCTCCTAAAGAATCTCCTCACCTCAGAAAGTGTCTCGGCCGCGGCGCGCAAGAGCGGGTTCTCGGACACCTACGTTCGGTCCCTCATCAGCCGCAAGATCCCGAGCAAGACGGGCGAGATGGTTGCGTCCGCCTGGCAGCTCCTGCTGGAGGCCGAGGGACTCGATCTTCAGACGATCGCGCGGGTATCGAAGCTCCTCCTGCACGCCATGGAGGCGAAGTGGAACCCAGAGGAGAAAGACTGGGACTTCTTCCCGGATAGCTCCGTGCGCCTCGGTATGGTGAAGCATCTGACACGCCAGCACCGGGTTGACCCGCGCGGGAGCGCTGGGTTCAAGGGGTCGAACGCGGCGCTCGTGGTCATCAACTACGACCAGGGAGGGCCGGTCCGCGACGAAAAGGAAGTCGACGGCTTTCACATAGAGATTCCGGCGGCGTCGTGAGCGAAGATCAGGACATCATCCGCATCGATTTCAAGCCGAATCCGGTCCAGCGGGAGTTTATCCACTCCCGGGCTCGGGCGGATTTCTTCTCGGCACGCATGGGAGAGGGCAAGAGCGCCGCACTCTGCTGGGCTTGCTTTCACCATACGCTACACAACCCCGGGGCGCGCTGGCTGTTCGTCCGGGATACCTGGGAGAATCTCCAGCAGACGACCCAGGTCGAGTTCTTCGAGTGGTTCCCGCCTGGGATCTGTGGCGACTACGTCGCGAGCACGCGCACATTCAAGTGGCGCATGAACGCCAACAACGCCGAGATTCGCGGGGAAGTACTCTTCCGTGGCCTCGACGAGGAGAAGGATGCGAGCAAGCTCCAATCCCTTCCGCTCGCGGGCTTTGCGATGGACGAACCCGCGCCGGCCGCTGAGAGTGGCGGTATTGCAAAGCTGATCTTCACCACCGCGATGAGCCGGCTGCGTCAGAAAGGAATGAACTGGTACGCCGCGAAGCTCGCCGCCAACAACCCCGACGAGGTTCACTGGACTTATCGGACGTTTGTTGATCCAGGGACAGAGGAATACGTTACTCATCAGACGCGCGACCCGGAGAATCTGGCGAACCTGCCGCCCCACTACTATGAGAACCTCCGCGACGCCTACGCCGACCGCCAGGATCTCATCGACCGCTTCGTCGAGGGGACCTACGGCTTCCAGCGGCGGGGCCGTCCCGTGACGCCAGCCTGGAGCGACCCGGTCCACGTCGCCGACGCGCTGGAGCCCATCCGCTCGGTGCCGCTACACCTCCTCTGGGACTTCGGGCTCACGCCCTGTTGCACGATTACGCAGCTCCCGCCGAGCGGACACTGGAATATCCTAGAGGCGCTCCAGGGCGAGGACGTGGGCACGATCGAGCACATCGAGCAGGCGGTCGCGCCCCGCCTCGCCGAGCGCTTCCCGGGCTACACCTGGGACCATACGCACGATCCGGCAGGCGATTACCGTGACCAGACCTCGAAGGAGAATACGCCTGTACGCGCGATTCGCGAGATGCTGGGCGGTTCCTGCTATCCGGGTGCGGAAGCTCCCTCGGCTGGGATCGATCCTCTCAACGCGGTGTTGTCGCGCATTAGAAGCAACGGGAGGGGCGTGATCCAGGTCGATCGCCGTTTCAGCAAGCCGGTCTGGCACGCGCTGCGCGGAGGTTGGCACTACCCGACCCGTGCGGGGGGCGTCACCGGGACGACGCCCGTCAAGAATACTTATTCACACGCAGGGGACTCCATGCGCTACGGGGCCTCCCGCTTCTTCCCGCTGGGCGCACAGCGCCAGAAGAAGCCGATCCCGCAAGAGAGGAAGGGGACCCGCCCTCGCTATTTCAGAGGACCCGTGCTGGGGTTCGAGAGGCCGGGGAAGCATCTACCCCAGGAGGCCAGGGAGATATGAGTGAGTCCCAATGGGTGAGGAGGCGGCGGGAGCTGGTCGAGAACTTCGTGCAGGGGCGGACGCTGCTGCCGGCGCTGCTGAATGACCAGAAGCTCGCGACCGATACGTTCCTGGCGATGAGGGATGAGATCAAGACCCTGCGCGAGCATCTCGATCCCACGAGGAGGGAAGACGATGGCAACTGACCCGACCGCTTTCGGGCTGGGAACGCCCGGCCCGCCGCCGCTCCTGACCCCGCCCCCGAAGCCCGAGGCGCTGCCGCCCGAGCTGGAAGAAATACTCCAGGAGATCGACCCCCTCGACATCCCCGAGACAGACGAGGGGCTACGGATCGAGATCGACGACGACGAGCTTCTCCAGGTTCTGATGGACTACAAAAACGTGGGGATGCTCGCGAAAAAGAGCGGGCTCTCGGATCGGGATTCGACCTGGGACGCGAACGTAGACGCCTACTGGTCCCGTTACGAGACGAAGGAGAAGGCCGACTGGCAGGCCCAAGAGACACTCCCGGAGATCCAGAATAACGTCGATCGCTTTGCGGCTTCGGTCCGCGGCGCGCTGATGAGCCGCTCCGACTGGTACAGCATCGACGATCCGCTGGACCGGATGGGCACACTGATGGAGTTCGTCAAGAAGTTCGTAGACCTCCTCCTGGCCGAGTCGGGCACGAACGCGAGCGGGCAGCCGATCAACTTCGAGCACACCTTCGGACAGGTCGTGAAAAGCGGCGCGCTCATGGCGATGGCAAGTGGCGTGACCTGGGACCCCAGGACTCGGCGCGTCAAGGTCGCCGCGATCGATCCGCGGGAGCTGCACTACGACCCGACGGGGCGCGGCCTCTTCCGTGTTCGTACCTACGAGATGGACCACCACGACCTCCTGGAGTTGGCCCAAGCCGAGGATGACGCCGGGAATGAGGTCTACGACGTAGACGCGATTCTCGACCTTCAGGCCGGATCAGACGACGAGGGGCGCGACGCCAGCGCGCGACTTTCTGGCACTGAGACGGTGGATGAGAGCACTGGGCGCAAGCCGATCGTGATCGATGAGTTCCTCTGCGACATCATCGACAACGAGGGGGAGCTGGTCGGCCGAAACCAGCTCGTGATGGTGGCAAACGAGCGGGTCATCATCCGCGGCCCCGAGCCGAATCCGTTCTGGCACGGGCACGATTGGATCGTGTTCGCGCCCACGATCAGCGTCCCCTTCAGTGTGTACGGCAAGAGCTTCGTCGAGGGGTTCCGGCAGCTCGTATCGACGTTCGTCGAGATGACGAACCTCATCCTCGATGCGGCCTTTGTGGACGCCCTGCGAATGTTCATGCTGTACCCGGACGCGCTCGACGATCCCTCCGAGGCGCAAGACTGGTGGCCTGGCAAGACCTTCCTGGCCGACGAGGACTGGCCCCCGGGGCAAGACTTCGTCAAGAGCATCGACGCCGGCCGCCTGGGCAGCGGCTCGGTCCAGGTGTGGACCGCGATTCAGGGCATGGTCCGTGACGCCGCCTCCCAGAACGAGATCAGCATGGGACAGATCCCGCCGAAGGGGGACATCACGGCGACCGAGGTGGATCGCGTCGATAGTCACCAGAGCGAGCTGGTGCGCTCGATTGCGAAGGATACGGAGGACCTGCTGCTGTCCCCGACGCTGGAGCTGGTGTGGATGACGGGGCTTCAGCACTTCGATCCGCAGCGGGACATAGCCCTTGCCGGGGAGTTGGGCGAGGAGTTGACGAACATGCTCGTGTCCCAGCGCGAGGGGTTCCGCAAGAGGCGCTTTCGCTTCCAGGCTCATGGGATCACAGGTGCGATCAAGCGGAATGAACGACTACGGAATCTCATCAGTATCCTGGGGCTCCTGGCACAGAACGAGATGATGTCCGCGGCGTTCCTTAAGCGGTTCAGTATCGATCGGGTGCTGGAGGAGATTATGATCGACGCCGGCATTGAGATCAGCAAAATCGAGAAGACCGAGGTTGAGAAGAAGGTCGAGGCGCAGCAGGCCATGGTGGCGGGTGCCGGGGGGAGCCAGATCCCAGGCATTGCGGGAGGCAGGCCCCCGCAAGCTCCGGCCGGCCCAGGCACGCCGGGGAGAGTATGATGAGCGGAGCAGAGCGGATTCCGGGACTGACAACCCGAAGAGGGCCTGGGCCGGCCAAGAGCCAGCCCGACCTCTCGGAGACGATCGCGCAGGGACACGATGCGGAGCTGGTCGCGAAGACACTGGGCGAGGAGCTGACGAAGCGACGCGCCGAGATCGAGAAGCGCGTCTTCGCTCGCCTAAAGAGCGGCGAGCCCCTCTCGGGAGACATGGCAGTTCAGTCCTGGCTGGAGCTACATGCGGTGCATCGCCTAGAGCAGCATCTACGCAGGAGAATCCAGCTCGGAGAGGCCGCCGGCGAGGAGCTTGTAGGGAAGCTCGAAGCGCCCGGAGAGCCCGCCGAGAGGCCGCGCCGGAGCCCCTTTCCGCACGCCTGATCCCTCGCGCTTCTGAGTCAGACGATACGGCGTACCACTATATGTAGTACCCGCGGGGTTGACTGTCTACCAGATGCTGTGGTAGATCCGTCCCCATGGGGAACACACCCAAGCCGGGCACCGAGGACTTCGACCCGACGCCCCCCCTTCCCTTCATGGAAGACCCCGAGCCCACCGACGATCCCTCCCCTGCCGGGGCGCAGCCCGAAGGCGATGAAGGCGAATGGGAGGCTCCGACCCAGGAGCAGTACGAGTCCGACCTGGCCCGCATCGAGACGGCCGAGGACGCGGCGAAAACTGCCCGGGAACAGGTCGATCAGAGTAACGCACTCATGCGCGAGATGCTGGGCCGCACAGCTCCCGCCGACGCCGAGCCCGAGGACCCCGGAGCGATGCCGGATGCGGCTCGCGAGCCCGAGCAGTTCGCGGCCTGGCTCAACAAGCGCGACGCGCACGCCGAGGCCAAGTTCAATCGCGCCATCTCCGGGATGCAGCGCGAGATGCAGACCAACACGCGGGCGAACGATCTCTTCTCCAGGTTCGTCGCGAAGTACCCCTCCATGGCGGACAAGCGGGACGTAGTGGAGCTGGCAAGCCGCCGCGCCGGCCTGCGCCCCACCGACCCGGATGCGAGGATCTTCGAGAAGGTGATCGAGCAGCTCGTGGTGCTGGGGATTCCGGTCGACGCGCAGCCAGAGGGAGATCCCCCGCCGAGACGGCGCGGCGGTCGCGCTGCTGGCCTGGGGGGCGGCAGCGGACCCCGTCGTCGTCGCTCGCCTGCACCGGCAGAGGAGAAGGTGACTGACTTGATCGACCAGATTTCCCAGGATCAGGCAAATCTGGGGATCATGTAACTCCAAAAGGAGACTGTCATGGGTTCATGGATGTGGAACGCGCCGACGGGCACCTACCAGAATCACGCGCTGTCGAGCAAGATCCGCGAGGCCGCGGTCGCAGACTCGCAGTTCATGCGGTTCCTGACACCGGAGAAGGGCTACGGCAAGGGACGTGGCGCATCGGTGACGATCACCAGGATGCACAACCTGCCGCTGGCTGGCCCCGTCTCCGAGACAGATCGGCTCCCGAGCGGAACCCCGGTCGTGGACACGATCCAGAAGGCCGTGCAGGAGTGGGGCTTCAAGATCGAGGGAACGCAGTTCGAGGCGGACCTCACCCACTTCAACCTCCAGGATCGGCGGCAGCAGAAGCTGCGCGACCAGCTCCGGCTCACGATGGACAAGATGGCGGCCGACGCCTTCAAGCTCAGCGTGCTCCGGGCCACCGGGACGGCAGCCGGTTACAACGGCTGCACCATCGCCGACGAGACGAACCCCGGAGACGCGACGACCCAGACGGCGGTCGTCAACCTGGACATCGGGCATCTGCGCGCCATCCACGACGAGCTGGCCGGCAACCAGAAGGCCCCGCCGTTCAGGAACGGCAAGTACATCGGCATCCTCTCGACGCGGTCGGCGCGCGGGATCAAGTCCGATCCCGAGTACAAGGACTGGCAGGCCCCCTCGACCTCCGAGCCGTTCATCACGGGCCGGCTCAAGGATGTCGAGAACTTCATGTTGATCGAAACGAACCACTACGACGCGCTCGATAACACGATCGGGACCGGGGACGTGACCGGCCAGGCCGTGTTCTTCGGGGCGGACGCGGGCTTCCTCGCGGTGGTTCGGAACCCCGAGCTACGGGTGGGGCTCACCGAGGATCTCGGTCGTTTCCGCGAGTTCGGCTGGGTCGGCACGCTTGAGGCGGGCAACACCTGGGGCGACTCCGCGGCGAATGCGCGGGTTTGCTTCTGGGACAGCGCGTAGGCACGATTTCGCGACCGGAAACCGCCGTTGGGCACGGTCGCAGGAGGCAGAGAAAATCATGCGATTCGGACAGAACCTCTTCTCGGGGCCGGCCGCGGCAGTGGCGTTGGATGGGGCCGCCGATCGACACACGTTCTACCCCGGCATCCCGATCCTGCCGGTGCGCTTCGGCTACATGGTCACGGTATCGCTGGACAACACCACGGCGCTCATCCTGTCGCTCGACTACGACCCGCTGGGGGCCGGTGCCCGCGTCGAGATCGCAACGCTCACCGGGGCGGGAACCGATGCCGTCGGAACGGTCCATCACAGGCCGATCGGGAACGCCGAGGCGACTCGCGTCTACCCCGGATTCGCACTCATCATCGAGGTGAAGCAGGCCGCCACCGCAGGCGACGGCATCGTCTGGGTCGAGTACACGCCGCTGTCCTGGGCCGACACGGGGCAGGCCCCGACGCTCCAGGCCCCGGTGGCGTATACCGTCTAGCCAAGGAGGTCTACCATGGCTCTCTCAGGCGCGCTCGCCGCGCAACTGTCGGGCGAGAGGCTGGCGCACGGGTCGTTCACTCCTACGGCGGCCTCGACCGCCATCGCGACCGGCCTGGAGTCGATCCGTGCCGCCGTGGTGGGGTTCGGCGGCCTCCCGACACAGACCCACATCATCACCTACTGCACCTGGTCCGGGGCGACGCTTACGGTCGTGTGCCTCAAGCCGACCGCTGTCAATGACGTGACGCTGATCGACGCCACGACTCCGTGGTCCGTGGTCGAGTGGTTCGCGGTCGGACAGGGAGCGCGCTGACATGCCGAACGTGCGGGTCTTCGATACGGGACGATGCGTGCGTCGGGTGCCGACCTCGGGCGTCCAGGTGGTCGAGTACAACGAGCAGCCCGGCGTCTACTACACGATCAGCGGCGAGGTGGTCGAGAACGAGGATTGGCCCGTCCAGGCCGGCTTCGATGTGGTGGCGGGCCGCAAGGAGAGGCGACGCCGCGAGTTGATGGCCGATGCCGAGAGGAAGATCGCGGAGCAGATCGCCGCGGAAGAGGCCGAGATCGAGAAGCAAGTGGAAGGCGAAGAGGCCACACGCAAAGCCGAGCCCACCCCGGCGGGCGACGCCCAGGACGAGGTCCACGTTCAGAAGGGGGCCTCTCTCCAGGCAGTGCATCGCGGGGGGGGGCGTTACCGTGTGGAGGATGCCTCGGGCGACGTGATCGCGGACGGGCTCTCGAAGAAGGACGCCGACCAGTTCATCAGCGATGCCGCCGCCGCCGAAGAGGAAGAGGCGGTAGCAGGGGGGTAGAGAACCATGGCGCGAGGACGCAGGCGACGCCGGGGCGGTCGCGGGCGATAGCCGCCCAGGCAAGAGGCCCGGCGGGAAGATCGCAAGGGCGTGCGGCCCGCAAGGCTGCACGCCCTTTGTATTAGGAGCACAGCATGGCGGTATTGAGGTCGGCCCTGGAAGCTCGGGTGGCGGGCATCCTCATCGATGACAACGCCGACGCCGCGGCGCGCATCGTCCCCGAGATCAAGAAGGCGCAGTCCGACCTGGAGGAGATGTCCTACAAGTTCATCGTCCAAGAGACGCAGGTTCAGCCGAATCCGACGGTGGGGGTGGGTGTGCCGATTCTCCAGGCGACCATGCCAACCGACTGGATCGAGCCGCACGGGCGGTCCTTTCTATTGGACCCCACGGGGCCGACGAAGGGTGCGGACCTCCCTCCGCTCGACTGGGTGGAGCCGGACGAGGAAACCGTCAAGGTATATCCGCACTCGCTCATGAACCCCAATCCGAGCCTGCGCGGCCAGCCGGAGGCGCTCTTTCACTGGCCCATGCTGGATCAAATCTGGGTCTTGCCGGTCCCGGACGCGACCTACACGATCTGGTTGAAATACTACAAGCGACTCGCGACGCTGGGCGCAGCCGGGACGAGTAACTGGTGGACCACGCATCTGGAGGACTATCTCGTCTTTCGGGCCGCGGCGCGTGTGCTGAACTTCAATCGCGATCCCGAGTACATCAAGTACGAGATCATGGCAAAGGGCGAGTACTTGCGCGCCAAGCGAGCGGACAAGCGCAGGCGGTTCCGCAAGCAGCACGGCCGCATTCGGCCGCGGCGTGATGTGAGAGCCGCCTATACGCAGAGGAGGATGTAACCATGGCCTACGACTTCGACGAAACCGCGCCGGCCGACAATGACTACATCTCCGACTTCCCGAGCAATGAGCGGGCTGCGCGAACCGCCAAGAAGAATGCCTTCGAGGTCAATCACGAGCTGACCGACGGTTACCACGATGTCGTGACGCTGAACGAGACACCCTGGGCCGCGGCTAATCCCGATCCCGGCGCGGGTCACATGGCGCTCTACTGCAAGGACCACGGAGGCCAGCCCGAGGCGTTCCTCCAGGAGGAGTCCGCTGGCGACATCATCCAGGTGTCGGAGGCGGGCTACCTCTACGGCGTGCTCTCGCTCCTGGCTGGCTCCCTGGAGATCAACCGCAAGGCGCTCGCGAACGTCCTACTCGGGAAGGGCATCCAGCTACAGGGACACGACACCGCGGAAGCGGCCTATCTTGACCTCATCAGTCTCGACGCGAGCGATGAGTTGATCGTGGGGGAGTCCACCGCTGGCGGGATCGCGAAGGCGATCCTCAAGGCGGCTTCCGACAACGCCGACCCGGAGGAGCAGTTCGTCGTCGATTACGGTGCGGGCGAGAAGCAGATTTACCACGCGGGCAACAAGGGCGACGCGGACACCGTGGACGGATACGAGGGGACGGACCTGCTGCTCTCTGCTGACGCCACGGTCGCGGGCAGATATTACCAGAGTGCCTCAACCGCCATAGGTGCCGCCGACTCCGTTACGACGTTCGCGCACGGACTCGGAGGAGTCCCTCGTGTGTTCCTGGTTTCTCTTGTCTGCATCTCTACCGACCTTGGCTACGCAGTTGGCGACGAGATTGTGGTGTCGTCATATTCTCCCAGGATCGGGGATCACTCGAATGAGGGGCTGGGGTGCTTCGCAAACGCAACTCACGTTGGCATCGTTGTAGGCGTTGGTCGTGCTCTGATTATTATGGACAGGGTTGCTAACTGTCTTTGGACCGCCGTCGATGAAAGCAAATGGGAAACGATCGTGAGAGCGTGGCGATAAATGACAGCCCCGGCAGCGGTACAGGCCACGATCCCGAAGGAGCGCCGCGAGGTCGCGACGCCGCTCAACCTCGGAGTGTTCCTTGGACGGCCCGGCATTCACGTCCCGAAGGGAGGTATGGTCGACTGTCTGAACGTCCGCGTGAAGGAACAGGCCATCCGCAATGAGAACATGGGGTGGGACACCTTTCCCATCGGGGCGACGCCGATCAACCTGGACAACAACCAGCCGACGCTGATCGACCAGTTCTTTACCTCAGGCGGCTCTCAGACCCTGATCTTCGGAACGATCTACGACCTCTACCGATTCGATCAGATCAACGACGATGTGAAATTCCTGACGCCCCACTACGACACGGGCACGACCACGAACATCGCCTACAACGGAGCCGGCCCAGACGACTCTACCGTGACGGGCAACGGAACACTCTGGGCAACCGCCGTGCTGAGTCGTGACAACGCCAGAGCGGGGGACTATATCCACTTCGGAGACGCGAACTACGTCACCCAGGACAGCTCTTGGTACGAGATCAAATCGATCACCGACGACACTCACCTCGTAGTCCATGGCGATGCCTCGGCCGAGGCGACGGGGGCCTACACGATCCGCCAGTGCTTCGACGGGGGCGTCTTCGATAAATGGTCAACCGAGACATTTATGAACGCGCTTCCGGCGGCTGAGGATCGGTGGTATGCCACCCAAGGGACAGACCCTCCTGTCTACTGGAACGGGAGTGACCTGACGGCAGTTCGCTTCGACCCGGGCTTTACCTGCCGGGTTCTGCGGCTCCACAAGAACATGCTGCTGTACGGGAATATGCTGGAGTCCGGGAAGAACAAGCCCTCCTCGATTCGCAACAGCAACGTTGCCAATCCGCAGGATGTGACCACTGGCCTAGCGAGCGAGTTCATCGCGACCGATGCGATCGACGGGCTCTTGGAGATGATCCCCATCGGGGACATGATGACAGCCTACCACGAGCGCTCGATTAACCTGTTGCAGTTCGTGGGACTTCCGTTCGTCTTCGTCATCCGAACCGCCGTGCCCGGCATTGGCCCGATTGCCACAGGAGCAATCACGGACTTCGGCGACTTTCACGAGTTTCTGGCGGCCGATGCTGCCTACGAGTTCAACGGGGTAGGGATCGAGGAGGTGGGGAGCCACGTCTTCCATGAGGTGCTACGGCGCATGTCCCCGGACCGCATCCTGCGGACGATCACTCACATCGACGAGGAAAGCGGAGAATCCCACTGGATCGTCCCGCAGATTTCGGACGGTGCGGCCGATGAAACGGCGGGGGCCAAGATCGCCTACACGGAGCACTATCTGGAAAACGCCACGCTGCACGGCCAGGGGGGGTTCGTCCCGATGACGATCCGGGATCTACCCGCGACCGCGACCGGGTACTTCGAGCGCAGCACCACGCTCACCTTCGCTGATCTGGTCGTCGAGTGGCAAAGCGTCAACTTCCGGTGGAACGACCGCTGGCTAGAGACGACCTATCCGTTCAATCTCTTCGGGACCGAGGATGGATACATCTACGTTCTCGGGGCCTCGACCGACCAGATCGAAGGCGCGTCGACTGCGGTCGCGGTGGAGTCCTATGGCCGGTTCCGGCGCTTCCCGGTGATCGACGGGGAACGAAAGGGGCTCGTCAGGCGGGTCACGCCGTTCGCGCTGGAGAGGCCCGGAGCCGCGGCGGACCTCAAAATCAGCCTCTATGGAGCCGACGCCGCGCACCGGCTCCCCGTGCTCCTTCAGAGCCAGGACTTCGCGCTCGATTATTCAGGCAACCGCTTCGCGAGCTTCCGCAAGATGACACGCTACGCTGAGATCCAGTTCGGCACGAACGCCCTGGGTGGGCACTTCGAGGTGGCGGGCTACGCTGTCCTATGCCAGGAGGGAGCGGGACGATGAGCATCGAGCGACGGCGCAAGGCGGCGCAGCGAACACTCTCCCGCCGGCATGGAATGACGCCTGATAGGGCCGAGGAGCTGAATCGGCAAGTCGTCGGCATGGACGACTGGCGGGTCAACTGTCTGTGCTGCGGCAAGCTCATCACCGGAACCCCGGCCGGAATCCAGGCCCACGCGGAGGAATGCCGTGGGGCGTGAGCCCGTAGAAGAGAGCCCGATGCTGCCCTCGCGGGTCGAGGAAGGTCCGAACCGAGGGCACCTGATCGACCTCGATCGGGCGCTGCGCGCGGTGTTCCTCCAGTATGGAGGAGCGATCAATGACGATGTCATCACCATCTCGGACTTTGTGCGCTCGGTTTCTGCGGCCTACACGATGTATGATACCGACCGGAATCTCCTGGTGGACGCCACCGCGGCCCCGGTGACGATCACTCTGCCGGCTGCGTCTGACGCCGAGCCCCACGTCTTCCGGGTCAAGAAGATCGATGCGGGAGGCAACGCGGTTACGGTTCAGCGCGCGGGCGCAGACACGATCGACGGGGCGGCAAGCAAGGCCCTGTCCGCGCAGTACGAGCTGATCGCCTTGATCTCGGATCGCAGCTCGGCCTGGCAGATCCTCCACTTAGGGGCACCATGAGCGTCTTCCGCATCCGGAACCCCAGCGTCCTGTCCCAGGAGATATTCCTGGATCTCCTGGACCGCGCCCTGGCGTCCCGCGAGGATCTCTTCCCCGAGCCCGAGAAGGTGGCCGAGTGGCTGCGGGAGAACCTTGCCGATCCCCAGGTTGCCCTGTTCGTCGCCGTCGGGGGCGACGCGAGGCTCCAGGGGCTCCTGGTCGCGAGCGTTCGCACGGGGGTCTTCTCGCTCCTGCCGTGGCTGCTCTATATCTTCTCAGAGCACTGGGAGACGACCGAGGGTCTGTGCCGAATGTGCCAGGAGTGGTTCCGGGAGAACGGATACGATCGGTGCTACGCATTCAACACGTCTCATAAGGAAGACCAGGGATTCGAGCGCCTCGCCGTTCATCTCGGCGCGAGCGTTCCCACGATCGTTCAGCTCGGAGACACGAAGGAGGATTAGTCATGGGTGGTGGATCGAACGAGGCTACTAGCTCCCAACACGACATGACGCCCGCGCAGTACACCCAGCTCAGGGACGACTTCGCGAAGATATTCGGGGAAGACGTGCCCGCCTTCGCCAACATCTCTGAGGGCTACCAGGGTCCTACCGTTGCCGGCATCACGTCCGAGGAGCAGGGTCTGGTGAACCAAATCTCCGGCTACGGTGGCGCTGCCGTCAGTCCCGCCCAGCGGGCCGCCATGAATGCGCGTCTCGCCACCCTTCGCGGTGAGAACCTGGTCCCGACCGAGCATTTCAAGCCCTGGGTCACGGCGATCAACGAGGCGTTCGACGAAGGGACACTCCAGAACGTCGGCGCGTTCACGGGTGCCGGCCATAGCGTTCAGGACAGCTCCCCGTTCCAGCGCTCCGAGGCGATCAGGGAGAAGTCCCGCGTAGACGCCATCGCGAAGGCGGGTACGGACATCTACCTGCACGAGCGGGACATACAAGAGGCGGCTGCTGCCGGGGAAGAGGGTCAGGCCGCTGCGCGGCGCGGGATCGACGCAGCGGAGATCGGGAACCTCGTCGATCGTCTCTCGGCGACGCAGCTCCCGCGCTTGATCGCAGACATGGGGATCGAGCGGGGGATGGCGCAGTTCAACCAGGAGATCCAGAACCTGATGAACCTCTTCGGGATGGGTGTGCAGACCACGATGCCGCAGCTCGCGACCACGAGCCAGTCTGGTGGCTGGAATATGTGGATCTAGGAGGACGCCATGGGCGACCCGGTAGACATGGTATTTAGTGGCCTGGGCTACGGGAGAGAGGGCGACGCGGAGGTCTTTGGGCGTACCTCTATGACACAGGTTCGCGAGGAGCTTGAGGAGGACATGAATCTGAACCGGGAGCAGCGTGGCTTGCCCCCGTTGAAGGAGACGGAGTATCCCGGCTCGCCGACGTGGGGAGGGTCTGCCGTCAAGAACATCGGCAGTCTGTTTGGCGGACAACCGCAGAAGCCGACCCCGTTCTCCGAGGCGTACACACCGCCGGTCCTGCGCCGCGCGCTGATAGAGAAGGGGCAGTACACAGAAGAGGAGGCGAACGAGTACATCAGTAAGCTGTCTCTCTATCAGCTAATGGCACTCCGGCATCGTTACCCCCAAGCGTATGTAGCGGACCCGCGCATCGCGCTGGAGGACCCCGAGCAAGTGGCCGCGGCGAAGCGGGCCTACCTGGGAGTCGCCGAGCCCCGAGAGGGAGAGACGTTTAAGCCCGGTGATGTATACGCGCCCCGGAGCGCTCTGGAAGCCCTAGAAAAGGAAGGGGAGATGCTGGAGGTGCCGCACGCGCCAAGGGGCTTCCACAACGTCCCGCCTTCGAGCGTCGCGATCGATCCCATTACAGGGAAGCCGGTTTATCGCAACCCGCGCGAGGACAAGCTGGTGTCCTGGAACTACATCGACACCTGGGCGGACGAGGGCTCGCCCGAGCGGCTCGTCAACTTCACGGAAGCGCAGGCGCTGGAACACCTCAAGAAGGACAAGGGTCGCTACATCAAGGACGTGGAAAAGAGTGAGGTGCGGACAGGCGAGCTGCACGACACCGTGAGGAAGACGGTCGAGGATCAGACTATCAAGCTGATGGAGCTGCGCGATCAGCTCGACCTCATCGAGGATATGTTCGATCCGAGGTGGCTCACCTGGGGAGGCCGTGTCCAGGGAATGCTGCTGAGCATCGGGTCGAAGCTCGGAACGCTGACGCCTGAGCAGCGCATGGATTATTTCGAGCGGGGCCTGGGGATCGCGGGTGTCGCCAAGGTCACGAATGACATGATCCGCTTGATGACGGGCGCGCAGATGTCGAAGGCCGAAGCGGATCGCCTGATGGTTCAGGAGATCAACGTAGGAGACGATCCCGACATCTTTATCGCGAAGCTCATGCGGAGTGCATACTTCAATAATCTGGCACTGGCCCGGAATCGGCTGATCCTGGAGAAGGGCGTGCTCAAGGCCGAGGAGATCACGAGCGGTAAGGAGTGGGGGAAGCAAATGACGTTCCAGGAGTTCCGGCGGGAGATGCTGGGACGGGCCGATAAGATGTATCAGCAGATGGGCGTCGACACAGGAGAGGAGTTCACCGACTCCGAGGCCAAGGAGCGGACACGCGAGCAGTTCCAGACGGAGTACGGGATCGACATCGAGACGTTGGGTGACAGGTGGGTGGCACGGAATCTCGGAGAGAACACGGTCGAACAGCTCCAGGGCCTGCACGCCAGCCAGGTGCGCGAGCGCGCAGCGGGGGCACAGTAATGGGCGCAAGAGAAGCTCCTCCGACCCCCCTACAGATGGGAAGTCCCCGCGTGGCTGGTCCGCCGCGTCGACCCCTGGAAGACGTGATGTGGGAGGACTACACCAAGAAGATAGAGAGCGGGGGGGAGATGCTGAAAGAAGGAGCCATGCTGGCCGCGGATGTGGCCCCGTCGATGATCGGGGGTGCCGGCATGGGTGCCTATGGGCTGAGCCTCGCCCGGCGCGGTGCCCGCAAACGCGCCCCCAGCCTTCTGTCCGCGCTCTATGGAGAGCCCGGCGTCAAGAGCGCAGCGGTTCGCTCTGCCGCACGCGCCCCGAGTGCCACCCTGGGCGCGGCCGGTGCGGAGTACGGATACCGCCACTTCCTCAACCCCCACGAGGAGCTGTCGCCCGGGGGCCACGCCATGCTGGCGGGCGGCGCGGAGCTTGCGGTGCAGGGGCTGACCCCGGTTGGACACGCCGCGGGGAAGCTCGCAATCTGGGCGCTGAATAGAGTCGGCCTCCAGAAGGGAGCGAAGTTCCTTCAGCGCGTCGGCATCCCTGGTGGGGTTGGGGGAGAGCAGCGCGTCGGTGCCGACGAGGCGGTCGAGCTACTGCACCGTCTCTCGGCAGAGGGACGCGGACACGGTGGCTACATCAGCTTGGCGCAGACCCTGGAGAACCACCTGATCGAGCAGATCGAGGGTGGGGTAAGAAACTCACTACTTGGCGCTCCCCTGTGGGTCGCACAGCGGAAAGGCGTCAAGACGCTCAGTGGGGAAGGGTGGCACATCGTAGACGAGCTGATGAAGAACGGCCCGCGCCCCGAGGACGTGACCGCCGTGCTCGAAGCCGTCATCACGGGGAGCGCGCAGCTACACCGCGTAGCCACCCGGAGTGCCTGGAAGACCCTCGACCGGGGGCTCGATGACGTGGCCGCACGCCGGTCGCAGCCCGCCGTGGGTGCGACGTGGTGGAGGCCGGAAGAGGCCGCCTATCAGCGCGGGCGGGACCGGGTGATGGTCGACCTCCGAAAAATCGCCTACGAAGCGGAGAAGTGGGCGAAGCCCGGACACCCTGGAGCCGACATGCGACAGGGACAGATGCGGATCTATAACGCCATCAAGGAGTCCGGTGACTACGTTACCTTCGAGGACGCACACCTCCTCATGTCGACGATTCGAGAGGGCGCGTCGCAGGTCGAGGACATGATGCCAGGGCGCGTCAAGTCAATGTCCAAGCGCGTCGTTCACATGATGGACGCGGAGATCGAGGCGGCTGGCAGAAAGATCCCTGCCAACGTCCGGTACGCATGGGAGGACATGGGTCGCTCTGGTGCGGAGTCGCTGGAGGAAGGCGCGGCAGGTCCTACGCTCACAGAGCTGTTCCAGCGGGCGAAGTCCCTCACAAAGGAGGGTCACGAGGTATTCAACGAGTCCGTGCTCGGACCCGCCCTCAAGCTCGCCACAAAGGAGCAGTTCGAGACTGCGGTGGTGCAGGGAGCGAAGTCCCCAGAGATGCTGCGGGTGGTCAAGCGGGTGGTTCACGATCCGCGGTACGCCTCTGTCGTAACGGACATGGGACGAAGGGAGGGGCTCGCTGGCCTGACCGGCGAGGAACTGTGGGATGGCGTCCGTGGGAACTGGCTCAACGAACACCTCATTGCCTCAATGTCGAGTGCCCGGACCGGGATCATCAATGGGAATACCCTCTACAATCGCATCGTGAAAAACCGAGTGGCCCGCGAGACTGTCCCGGAGCTGTTCAGCAAGACCGAGCAGGCCAGCCTACGCGACTTCGCGAACGCCCTCGCCGCCGTCCAGGACATCCCGAAGGGGGCCGCCGGCACGACGGTCATCACGCTCATGCAGGCCGGCGCTGTTGCGTCGATGTTTAGTAGCGACCTCCGCGAGCGGACTGGTGGCTGGTCAACCCCAGTCGCATTCCTTCTGGCACCCCAGGCCCTCGCCATGATGCTGAAGAACCCCACTGTCGTTCGCAGCTTCGCTCGCGGCATCAGCGGCAAGGTTCCGGCATCCGGCGCGGTCCGGTGGATGGCACAGATGATGCGCGAGTCTTACGCCCACGACATCCCGTTCGAGGTCGTGATGCCAGACGGTACGAAGCACGAGGTAGACCCGGCAGCCAGGAAGGCGGGCGGGTCTAAGCAGCAGGCCGAACGGCGCGCGGGCGCGTTCGGAGAAGCCAGAACCGCTATCCCCTCTCCCTAAGGAGGCCACCGTGAAGGAAGCAATCATTTTCATCGTCGGGATCGTCCTGTTGGGCCTGGCTGGTCTGGTGGGGGATCTAACCCCCAACGCCTACGCTGCAACGCTGGGGTTCTCGAACTGCCGGGGCACGGCGATCCCACCGCCTACGATGCGGAAGCGCGGCGAGCAGGCGTGCTATGAGTTCGACGACGCAACTGACAGCGGTGGGTTCGTCGTGATCTCTCCGTCCGCCCTACTCTGCCTCGACCCGGACGTTGCCGCGGCCGGCACGTCCACGGCCGAGGTGATGATCCGTCGCTGTCACATCGGCTTCAAGCCCGCGGCGGATCCGACCCACCAGTGCGAAGGCATCCTGGATGCCAGCCTAGACGGAACGGCCGGCGCGTCCGCCACTCAGGATATGTGTTTGCGCGTCGGGCCGGGGTCGTACTACTTCGACGTGACCAGCGCGGATACGAACGGCAAGGATGCCGTGATGACGATGACGGCGGAGTAGCCATGCGTCGCGCGATCATGTCGCTAGCCCTGCTGGTCCTCGCGTCGTTCCTCATGGGGCCGTGGCCCTACCAGAGCCCGACCGGCAGGCGCACCGAATGCGTCTTCACGGCCAACGGCAACGTGCCCGCCTCGTGTATGTATAACACCGTCATCACGAACCGAGGCGCTACCGGAGCCATCGAGATCGAGCTGCCCGTCTTCCAGGTCGGAATGGAGTTCTGCTTCGTCAACGACGCGGACGAGAGCTTCACGGTTGACCCACACACTACGGATCGATTTCTCTCCCCGGCCACCGATACAAATGGGGACTACCTGATCTCGACCGTCGAGGGCGATGTCGTCTGCGCCATGTCCAGGGTCGACAACTCCGCTCGGGTCATCTCTAACACGGGCGGCTGGAACGAGGAATAAAATGGCACGCTGGCTCCTGCTCATCGCAACCCTCCTGCCTCTCCTTGGCTTCTACAGAGACATCCCCAGCGAGTGCGCCGTCGGAATGTACCTACCCCCGATCCCGGGCACGCCCCAACCCGACGAGCAGATCATCTCCATGCGGCCCACGGCAACGACCACCTTCCGCCTCCGCTACGGCACCAGCCCCAACAAGCTGGTGACCTATGCCGACGGCGGCGCAGGCGGCCAGTCCATCAACGCCGACACCCGGGGAGGGTTCACCCTCCCGGGCCTGTCGGCTGCTACCCGCTATTACTGGCTGGTCGAATGCTCGGAAAACAGCAAGTGGAAACGAGGCTGGCGCGGCCACTTCACGACCACCCCGTCCAGCGGCGGCACACTGAAGGTCGTCTACGGAACCGATGCACACTATTTCGGCGACGTGTCGAACTCAGGCGCAGAAGGTGGCTCCACGATGGCAGGCCGCACCATCAAGGGTATCCATCTGATCTCCAGCATTCATGATGCCCATGCCTACATCGACGGCGGCGACACCTTCCAGATCCACTACCGCAAAGCGGGCGGCTACTCCCAAAGCGACGACTTCGGACGCTCCTTCGGTGACTACAGCATCACACACAGCGCCCAAACCCAGGCCCAGGAAGACGCCTTTGCAGAAGCGAGGCACTCCTTCGTCCTTCGCAGGTTCCACGTCTTCCTCCGCTTCATGCCCTCGATCTGGAGCCGCGGCAACCACGATGCAGGCGGGAGCTTCGGCGGCAACTGGACCTACAACAACGCCCACCACTGGCAGCTCCGCTCGCGCCCGTGGGTCGTGACCGACATCGATGTGGACCTGGAAACCGATCATTCCAACGGGCTCTTCACCGAAGTCGGGCACGGCATGGACGACGGAGACGGCCCATACCGCTGGACCGGTAACAACCCACCCGACGCGATCACAGAACCCACCATGTCGTCTTGCGGCGGCAGCAGGGCCGCAACCGACGATGGGAACGAGTGGTACGTCCGCAAGATCAGCGACGATACCTTCCGCCTGGCCTACACCGCCATAGCGGCGGGCTGCACGGGATCGGCTGGTGGCTCGGGCACGGCCACGCTCTTGCGCGGAAGCGACATGCAGAGCGCCTCAAAGGCCGTCATCGCGGAGTACCTTCCCCTCCAGAACTCCGTCTTCCCCCATGGCTGGGGCGGGGCCACCGCCGAAGATCATGTCATGGGTCCAATTCTCCTCTCTGACTACGTCCTACTCATCAACCTGGATGAGTACGATTTCAGCGGCCTCGGCGCTTGTGTCAACGAACCCGTCCGCTTCCCCGTCGACGGTCGTGCCTCCGGCGCGGACTGCGGCTGGTCCTTCGGCACCGACCAGCTCGCCGGCATACTGGCGGACATCGCCGAGATCCAGAACGGCGGCGGGGCCTACGAAAACGTCGAGATCCTCCTGCTCCTCACCCACAGCGGAGTCGGGGGTCACGACAATATCGGCTACTCCTACGGACGCGGCGGGCTCTGCGAGGTCGACACGACCTGTGTCATCGGTGGAGCAGACTGCATTGTCGATGCCGACTGCGGCGCAGGCGTTTGTAGCACCCAGGACTGCTCCGATGACTACGCCCACCCGGAAATGCAGTCCATCCATGCTGCCGCAGCCGCGATGGTCACGCGCGCCTCAGGCGTTGCCCTTTGGCTGATGGGCCATGACCACGAGACTACCTTCGGCGAGAAGGGCAGCGCCGGCGTCTATACCTATCACGGCAGCCAGATCGGCGGCTCCTTCATGTCTGGCTGGGGCACAAGCCCTGACCACGAGAAGCGATACGACTACGACGACGACGGCATCCCTGCCTATCGTCGTCACTACGGCCCTCTCGGATACGGCAGCAGCTACGAACCCGCGGGCAGCCAGAATCCAAACGACGAAGTAGGCAGCGAGCACCGCGGCTTCTCTATCATCACAATGGAACCAGCCGCGGAAAGCAGCAGCGGTAACACCGAGCTGGCAATCGACTTCATCGTGAACGGCTACGTCGACAATCCAGAACTTCACGGCAGCACCGCAGGCGGCTTTCCTATCCTCATCGAAGGACCATAGAATGCGACACGTTCTCACCCTGGCTCTCTTTCTTATAGCGCTGAGTCTAACTGCCGGGCTCACTGAGCCCTGGCCCGAAACCGACCGACAGCTCTGGCCGGCCGGCGCGTTTGTCGGAGACTTCTGCGACAGCCCAGGAGCAGCGGGCGCTGGCCTCTGCCAAGATTTCGAGGAGAACCAATCCAACTGTGCTCTCGCAAAAGCCTACGGAACTATCAACGCCCTCGGAGAAATCGGCTATGTCGGGGGAAGCCCCGACTGTGCCAATGCCGTCGCTCCCCTCGACGGCACCTACGATTTCGCAGCAACAAACGACGGCACCTCCGATTTCACTGGATGGTATCCCGTTGATGGCACCGGCTCGGCAACCATCTGCGCCACCAATGAAGACTGTGTTCTGACCTTCTACATGAACATTGCAAACGACTCTGGTGCAGCCGTCACTGAGGCAGTTGGCGGAATCTACAGTGATGCGGGCACCTCTCTATGCGAAGCAGCTTACCGTCCAAGCGTGAACCAGATAAGGGCCAAGTGTACGGTTGGATCATTACTCGCCACGGTCATCACACCAGGCACGACCTACAAAGTCTGCGCCTGGTACAAGCAGGACGACGACTGCTACGTCGCCATTGATCCTGCCAGCGGCACATGGTGTGCTGGAGCCACCGGCAACGTGACGCAAAACGATTGCAACGGAGGCGCGCACGTAGAGGCAGGCTGGATCAGCTATGGCGACGTGGCAGATCACGTCGGTATCCAACTCGATGACATGATGATTATCGCTGTGCCATAGGAGCAAGCATGCCTGACCCTCTTGCTGGCAGCCTTCTCGCCCAAGCGCTACTCGGTAGCGGCATGGTGGGCCTCCTCGTCCAGGGCTACGTCGGCTTCAGGACCAACAAGCAGGAGTTGACCAACGTCCACAAGCGGATCGACAACCTGAACGACTGCAACGATGCGGCGCATAAGAGAATCGAGGCCGCGGTCGAGAAGCTCAATGGTATCGGTCGCAAGAACACGACTGACATCGCCGCCCGCACAGCCCTCTGCGACGAAAGGCACCCCAAGCCATGAGCACACTAGATCGACTCCGCGAGGTCGCCGTTCGCGTCGCCTGGGCGAGCTACGGGAAGCCCTACGTCTGGGGCGGCGACGACGCCATCGCGGGCTTCGACTGCTCTGGCTTCGTGATCGAGATCCTCCAGAGCGTCGGCATCCTGCCGCGAGGAGACTGGACAGCCGCGGCGCTCTGGGATCGGTTCTCGGCTCTGCGCGCGGACGAGGCTGCGCCGGGCCGCCTGGTCTTCTGGAAGACTGGCTCAGGGCGCATTCGACACATCGAGTTTTGCATCGGCAACGAGCTGTCGATCGGGGCCAGCGGGGGAGGCAGCGGCACCCGCACCGAGGCCGACGCCATCCTACACAACGCCTTCGTCAAGGTGCGGCCCATCGAGGGACGAGGGACGGTTGCGGGATTCGTCGATCCGTTCCATCCTTAGTGCCACAGGAGGTAGCTATGCGTTTCTTCGTCATCTTTCTCGTAGTCTTCTTCCCGCTCGCGGCCTTCGCGCAGACCCAACTCGGCGACGAGCCGGGCGGCATCGTTAGCATGATCTGGGCTGTCGTTCAGATGATCGCTCCAGTCGTGCTGGGCTCCAGCCTGGTGTCGTCCTTCGTCAGCTCGAAGGGCGGGCCGGTCAAGACCTGGGTGATGCGGGTGGTTGATTTCCTCGCGGTGAACTGGCTGAAGGCGAGGAACGATCCGGCCGCTCAGTGATCCTGGTCATCGGCCAGGAGATCGCCGAGGTTCTTGCCCCCTTCGCGAAGTGGGGGGCGATCGTCGGTGGCGCGCTGACCTTGATCGGCCTGACCGTCTGGTACATCCGATCCGGCGGCGCAGCCCGGAAGGAACGGGAGATCAAGGACGATCTGGAGGAGGAACGCCAGAATGCGACCGAGGACTATCTCAAGGCTCGCCGCCGCGTGCGCGCTGCTGCCATTCGTGGCTGGCTGCGTAACCGTCAAGATCGCAGCGATCCCGCCCCCGGAGAGGGAGATCGCGACAGAAGCGGACATGGAGGAGGTGGGGACGCTCCTGCCCGACCCGAGGACGCTGACGGCTGAGCGGGTCCTCCACTACCAAGGGCTCCTCTTCCGGCTCTCGGAGTCAGTGGCCTACGCTGAGATGGCAGAACGGAGACTGAAGTAGTGGACCTCGGCTGGCTCTGGCACGGGCTCGGCGGGGCTGGGATCACGGGCGTCGTGGTCGGTGGGATGGTCGTGGCAGATGGCCCGTCATGGACTGCTGCCATCCCCTTCGCGATGCCGCCGCTGCTCTTTCTCGGCGGGTGGGCTCGCGAATGGCGGCAGCACTGGGATGACGACCCGGTGATGAACGCGCACCGCTGGATCGAGGCCGCCGCCTGGGGCATCGGCGGCCTAGTCGCCGCCTGCGTCGGGCTCGTCTTGCTGCTCTGACTCGGGCTGGGCGAGGGCGGCGCGGAGATCAGCAATCGCTTCATAAGCATCGACCATCATGCAGTAACCCTTGCCGCAAGTATCGTCTAGGGCATCGACGACTTTCGTTGCCTTCTCCCGCAGCCGCTCGGCTTCCTCACAAGCCGCTTCCAGCATCGCGGAGTGTAGGTCGTCGCGGTTGCTGATGACCGTGTTCAGCCGCTCGACCTCGGCCTGGAGGTCGGCGAAGCGGTCGCGCTTATCCATCTCCCGGTAGTTCTCGGCTTGCTGAAGTAGCTCAGCCTTCGCCTCTTCGAGCTGGCGACGGAGGTCGGCGTTCTTGCTTACTAATCGGTTGTGTGTTTCTAGATCTACTGTCACTTCACCGGATTTCATCTCCCTCTCCTTCCTCGGTGGCGGTCGCAGGTATCAGCCGTTGATGCTTCTACGTACAGCACGTAGCGCCTTTTGGAGCAACCGCTCGATTGACTCCGGCGACCCACGAAAGGTGCAGTAAGCACTTCCTGCAGCGTAGAGGGCTTCGCCGATACTGATTCGCAACACGCCATCTGGGTCATCTTCGAGACGACGGATAAGGACACCACGGCGGACGGATTCAAAAAGAACCCTCTCGCCGTCCTGTCCGGCCGTGATCTCATTCTGTTTGTTCACTGTCAGCCTCTCGGCACGTTTCCGAAGGCTCTCCATCTTTTCGGCGATCTCCTCGCTGCTGATTCCTTCAGCAAACGGAATCGGTGAGTCGAGGTCTCTGTGGCTTCCCATTCTATTCTCCTTCCTCGGTGGCGGTGGCGAGGCGGTGGATCTTGGCAAGCTTTGCTGTTTCTATGTATTGCACATCGCTTTGCCTACCGCCCCCGATGAACACTTCGCTAGCTATATCCCTTAACCTCCCCCGCGCCTCGTCCCGCTGACTCGTCCGTTCGTCGCAGAAATCAATCCCGCGTTGGATAGTTTCGTCCTGCTCCTTGACCAACCCCTTCGCAGCCTCCAGTTGGGCTTCGAGTTTCTCGACGAGCGCAGTCAACTCT